CTTGTAGTAGATATCATGATTACCTACAAGCATGTGCATACGAATACCTCTTTCTTGAAGAGGATTGAACCACATTTCTTTCGCTGCTTCCAGCGACATAAAGTTGATAGATCGACGTTTGTCAAAGGTGTCTCCTAAGGCAATGACTGTATCAATTTTATGTGCGTCTATAAAAGGAAGCACAACATCTTTATAAAACTTTCGGTAGTGATCGATGAATGACTGATTATCATTACGAACACCAAAGTGCTGATCAGTTATCAGAAGGATCTTCATTCTATTATTGTTGTCTAATTAGAGGATAATTTAAATTCACATGATTTACAAAGGTAATGAAAAAAACTAAAGTCAATCTAGTATGATCTGGTGGTCCATAAGTTTGAACACCATGATATTCATTTCCATTAAATAACAGTAATCTGTTATATACATTTTTTACCCGCACAGTTTCATCAAAGTTCCCTGGATGAGAATGAAAATGGGATGCATATTCTTCATCAGAAACATCTTCTCCAGTGTACCACCTTTTTTTACAATCAACAATTTGTCCACTTGTAGGGCAAAATATTTTTTTATTTTTATAAAGAGAAGTACCAGTTTCTTCTGCTGGATTTTTATCTAAGAAAACAATTCCCCCAGCAACATCAGTAACATCTTTATGAATCCACCCACGATTTTTTATATGATACTGGTCTTCATGCATTGATTCAACTTTTTGAAATCGAACTTTTGCATACCAATCATATAATCCATCAGGATAAAACATTAATAGAATTTGATCTATAAAATATTTTTTGAAAGACATATCTATATTTTGAAGATCATCGGTTCTTTTCCCAGGCCAAGAACCATCACCTCCTTCATACTCTAAAGAATTCGCAAAGTCTACGATAATATCAGGATCATCAAAAAAATTATCGTATATAATTGTAGGAAAAAACATATTTAATTTTTGTTTTTTTTACCCTTTTCTAGATCACGAAGACGCTTACGCCAATAATCATCTTCACGCTGTTGCTCTTGCTCGGTTTGTTTTTCGGTCATCGTTTTGAGTTCATCTCTACGCGGGACTTGATCTGATTATATCCTGAATCCGTGTCACCGTCAACTGTGAAAACATGGTCGTAACCAGACTTCTCCAGGATTTTGTCTTTAATATCTAGTTGTCTTTTTTCTTTAGCAATTCTTCTCAAGAATGCATAGTAGACAATCTGCGTAAAATATGCGAAAGGATTTTTAGATTTTGCTGGATTAAAGTTGTCAATATATTGAATACAATTCTCAATGCCGTCACAAATCATATCATCTTTATACATGTAATTGATAAAGTTAGGACGATATGATAAATGTGTTGCGATCTTTAGAAAACAACTACCAATGTAATTTCCTACTCTTGGTTTATTTTCACTCTTCCATGTTTTTAAAAAAATAAACTGTTCCTCATCGTCCATGTTAGCAAGATCAGGAACCTCTTTTACTGCAGCATTATATACCCTTTCTTTGTACTTAACAATGGCAGCAAGAAACTCTTGGTTATCAACATAATGTTGTTTTTGTTTTTTTGTTGTTTTCATACCGTAACTTGCTTTATGTACATTATAACACACTTGACAAGACTGTCAATTGTCTGTAAAATAACCATGTAAGGGTTCAAGAGAAGTTCTAGCTTCTATAGATTTTTTCAAATAACTTTCTAGCTTCTTCAGTCTTACCCAAGTAACCCATTTCGGGTTGGAGATCTAATTTTGAACTATCCTTTTTTTCATCATCATCTCCCATAACGAATGCTTCATACATAAATGAAACTTCTTTGCTCATCGATGTAACTGTTAGAATGTCCTTCTCGCGTAATATAAAGAAGTCTTCATCAGAAAATTGCATCCACTTTGCAAATCCTACACCCCTAACGGTGCGCCCATCATCTGTTTCTTTGGTAACAATTTGTGTTGCAACAGGATTTTGAATGAATACTAAAGTTTCTCCATTGTCTTCCGTAAGCACTGCTTTGCCCAATACTTCTTCTCCATTAAGGAGTTTGAAAATACCGTAAAATTCTTCGTCGTGTCTTGCGTAATTAATCATAAGCTTTTACTTTGACATCTATGATTTCATAATTAAATTTTTCTTCGTTATATACCTTGACTCTTTCCATCAAGTGATTGAGAGTGTAGTTGTTACCTCTATCAGTAGAGATATCATCTGCAATATCATATAATGTTGCTTGTGATTTATTTTCTCCTTTCCTCAGAACACGACCTATAGATTGAAGGTTCCTCACTCTGGACTTAGAAGGACTGGCGAAAATAACGTTATGTAATCTTTTAATGTTAATGCCTGTAGAGAAAGTGCCATATGAGGCAACAATAATTGCATTATCAGATTGTTCAGTTAGCAACCTGATGTCTTCGCGGTCATCAACATCGACTCCACCATGCACAAAATGCACGGGTCTATCTGTGTGACTATTTATCATCTCGTAAAGAGGCACTCCGTGACGCTCTACATAGTTGAAGAGAACTAGTGTATTCCCTTTAAGATCACATGCAAGGTTGCGGATAAATTTATTTCTACCTTCATGCTCTACAAGATAACCAATCTCATCTTGGTATCCTTCAAAGAGTTTCTCTTCATGTTTAAGTAGCACAATTTTTACTTTGAGTTTGGCAACATGTCCTGCTGCCATCAATTGATTAGTTCTTGTTACCTGAGAGCATCTACCAAAGACACCCTCCAAAACTAATTGATTGACGTTTGCACCATCGAGTGTTCCTGTAAATCCAATACGATACTTACACCCATGCAACTTACCCATCAAAGAAGTAAGAGATTTAGCTTTGAAAAGGTGCGCCTCGTCACCAATAACAACATCAAACCTATCAAACCACTTACGCGGTTCCTTATAGATAGACTGCCAAGTGGTAATTACCACCTGATGATTCGTATATTTTTCTGCCCCAGCATATATTTTGTGGCAGTTTTCGGTAGACATCCATCCATATTCTTGAAAGTCTTTATACATTTGCTCGACAAGAGAAGTAGTCGGGACTACAATTAATACCTCTCTACCCACATTTACATGAAATCGTACCAATGCGTAAATCATCAAAGACTTTCCTGATGCTGTGGGGGACAGCAACAATCGCCTGTTGTATTTCAGTGCTTCATAAATTGCCTTATATTGATAATCTCGTACCTTCAGACTCGGGGGTAGGTGCAGTGATTTTACGAACCCTACAACCGACTTGGGAGTAACAAACTCGTTCTGTTCTAATGGGTGACCGAAATACTTACAATCCTCCATCCGATATTTGTATCCCTTTTCATCCGCCCAGTCCATCAGATAATCTAAGAGACCACAATAAATCTCTCCTGTTGCTGGAGAATAAAGACGGATCTTTCCATCCCATCCCTTCCAACGTTTTTGTTTCTGCATAAACTTTGCAGACTCTACCTCAAAAGTAAAGAAGTCTGCTAACTCATAATTGATGTGAGGTTCTGCCTCAACTTTAAGATATACTTCATTCTTCTTACGAATAAGGAGGTCCATAAAACCATGCTACAAGTGACTTTCTCAATCCAGAAGTGACAGGGCGAACCCGATGCCATTGATCTCCTTGGAAAAAAATAGCAGTCCCTGGTTTTGACTTAAATGTCTTATACCTGGGATCTGCTCCTGGTTTATATATCTCCAAATCAAAGTCCCCTCCTGAGAAGTCATCATTCAAGAAGAGTGACATACTAATTTTTCTTACCTTACCCCTGACAGGTCTTGGATGTTGGTCCACATGCCAGTCGTAAAAATCGCCTTCTCCATAGATACCAAACTGCACAGGTTCTACGCCATCGATTTTTAGATTCCAACCAGCATCTCTATTAATTTTTTTCTGCATACGAAGAAGCATGGTCAAGAGATCTTTATCTCCTAACCATGCTATTTCAGAACTTCTGTTTGATTTTAAATTATTATGTATCTCTCCCTTTATCCATTTCAAATCCCCTGAGATTGCACGTCTAACAATATTCATTGCCTGACGATTAAATACAACCTCTTTATAGTACAGACCGTAGTTCATTAGAATCCATTCTGAAACCTCTTCCATTCAATAGCGTTCTTGATGTGATATGTGCGATTATTAATCATTCGCAGCACACCATCAAGAAAGAAGAGAACCTGGTCTATGTAGTCAATCTTGAATTGAAGTTTTCCGATCTCTTCATCTGCTTCAATGAACATCGAAATTTCTTCTTTAGTTGTAAGTTTGAGATCAAAGGGCATCTCCTTATATACAGAAGATGGTGCTTTGCCTTTGTAATACATCCATTTATCTTTAACAAGACGTTTCATTTCTATCTCTCGTTCTTTTTTCATGAGAGAGTAAGTATTATGAAACTCCATATACTTCATATGGAGTTGAGGAATTGCTAGAGAATCATTATCGTGAAGATCATCATCCAGTTTGGAATCAGTCTTCCACATTGTCTGAAGTTGTTCTAGGTTCATTACTAAGAGAATACTTAAATTTCATTGCTTGAAGAAACCATGCGTCAGTTAAACACTTTGGTCCTTCCATTATAATACGTGCTTGCTTATATTTCACACTTGGATCAGCAAGAGCACGTTTCTTCCACTCAGGTAATTCGTTTTCGTTCATCTGCGAGTGAGTTTGTTAACATTTCTGATTTCATACAGAGTATACCTGAAAGTTGCCGTAGCTGTGAAATAATCATTATCATTTCCAGTTACATCAAATGACAGGGTTGATAAATTTACAGGAAATAAATCCTTGAATACTACATCAAAATTTGCAATATTGTTATTATTTAAAACTTGCAAAGTTGCATCGGAAAATCTAGGATCTTCAGAAGGATCTTCTGCATGTTTATCTTTCCAAATTTTTCTTTCATTTAAATCCTGAGGTGTGCCCAATGCACGCATCCAGTTATGCAACTGCATGTAGTTTTCTAGATCTTCATCAACAATAAACTCGACAGTGAAATCACTATATCTCATATTACCTTCTACAGGAATAGAAACTAAACCTCTAGTTGGAATATCTACTTGACCTAATTCAATTGTAGGAATTTCTGCTTTCTGGCACAAGAATGAGACTTTTTGTGCCTTATCGAGGATGAATAAAAACCCGATAGGAGACAAAAAATTTCTGTTTGTTAGTTGGTCCTGATACCAGTTTGCCATTGACGTCTTTTTGTTCCACTAATATTTAGGCATAAAAAAGAGGGGTCGTGAGACCCCTTGAGCACTTCCTTCACACGGTAGTTTTATTTATAGGATTTAGATCATAGGAGTATCCTCTTACAAACGGATTTACAAACATGCTGTCCTAGAGCATCACATTCAATTAAGCACTCGTAGTAGTCGTTAATTTTTTGGTTCTCGAGTTCAAAATTGTCTACGGTGTCTTCAAAGTGACGCCATTCATCTAATTGATTTCTGGAAGATAGATTGTGCATGATCACCTCCATAACTGGGAACA